TGTAGCATTAGCTGGAATCTCAGCAGTATCATCAATTACATCATAGCCAGCAAATTCCTTTGTATCTTTATCATAAAAATATACTTGTTTCATTTATTTCCCTCCTAATGTGCTACTAATGGAATTAGCGCTTGAATATACATTCCTGATCCATCTGGTTTATGGAAAGTACATTTGCCAGTGCCAGAATTAATGTTCATAAAGCCAATTCCGTTATTATCTGTACGTCCAACTACTTGATCATAGCCAATTTTATTTGAGATTGATGTTGGTAAGTAGCATGATCCATTACCATCACCAGTAATATACATTGTTATTAGAATCTCATTACCATCATTTCTAATTTTATAAGCATTAGAATTGCCAATCCCATTTAAACTTAAAAAAGACTGTGGTTGTCCCCAAACCAAACCATTGTTGATTTTATCAAAATTTTCTTTAATCTTCTCAGGGCCATTTTGCATATTAGAAAAAATTGGATCAAAATTTACTGACATTGTTATTCCTTCTTTCTTTATTGTTTAAAATAAATAGCCCTGTAACCATTAAAGGCTGCAAAGCTACCATCTTGTAATTTATTCATTTGTGTATTGTCTGAAAATTCATTGCTACTATCTAACAATTCAATCGTACTTTTACCACTAGCTACACTAATGACTTTTGCTTGGATATTTCGCTTGTTTCCACCACCAAACATACCAGCTGGCTCTGTACCAATTGGAACTAAACCTAAACTATATTCTTGGTAATTAAGTGTAATTGTTGAATTAACCGTTAAACTAACTGGAATAACTAACCTTATCCCTCTAGTTTTAACATTGATAGTTGTCTTTGAACTCTCACGACTGCCATTATAATTAGTTACCGCTAATTGATAACTTGTATTAGGTTTCAGTCCTGTAACTGTATAACTCTTGTTTGAAATTGTTGTGATTAATTGTGTTCCGTTATATATCCGATAACTCATTCACATCACGCCCAACTCAAAGTAACTGAATTTGCAGTTACATTACTTGAAGTCAAATTGCTTACACTAACTAATGCTTCATAAACTTGGATAGTCAACATGTTTGAAGTCTTGTCGCCTAGTGTAGCTGTAATTGTAGTTGTACCTACCGCGACCGCTCTAAGATTACCACTATTATCTACAGTGGCTACCTTACTGTTGGTACTTGCTAAAGTAGGTGTTCCACTTGTTTGATTAGGCGGTGTTACTGTAACAGTTATCTTAGCAGTTTCTCCAATTTCAAATGATGTTTTGCTAATAGCTAGTGTAATAGATTGTACTGGAATTTGTGCTGTTGTAACTGTGATAATGTTAGACTTAGCACTTTCACGTAAGCCATTATATGCAGATACTGCAAAACGATATTTCGTATTAGCTTCAAGTCCTGTTGCGGTATACGTTTTTACATCAGTTACTTCGGCAATCTTGGTTAATTCTCCACTATCACCTAGTCCTTGATAGATATAATACTTCAAAACTCTTCTACCTCCATTCTAATCTCTCTGTTGTGTCATTTACGTAAACTGCTCTTAAATCACTAGGTGCGGTTGGATAATTAAAATAGCCTGTGGTATTTGATAGATAACTGCTGCCTTTACCGTCTCCAGTTTTAGCAGCACCATCATCAACATTACCCAAACTAATCTTAATTGTTTTATTGCCACTTCCTAAATACCAATCTCCATACTTATAATATGGTTTAGCGTTCATATAGAAATTACGTGGTATACGTACAATGATTGAATTGTTATCAGTATACTCTGCTTCACAAGGAACTAACTTAGTTAATGTTTCACCAAATGAACCAGAACCAAGTCCACCTGTTTCAGTACCAAGTGCGTTTTCGTAATAGAATACAGTTGGTTTAGGATAGTCTTTTTGATTATGTACAATCTTAATTGAATATCCGTACATAATATCCTCTAAACTATCCGCTGAAATCATACTTAGGTTGCGTTCTGCCACATAACCAGATTGTAAAGCAATCACATTAACTTCATCTGGCGTTTCATCATGCTTTTTAGCTCGGACTTGCCACATATTACCATGACCGTCATCTTTACTATCCCAACCACTTGTAATCACTAAATCTCCATCTTGTAGTTCTAGATAAGATTTCATAATTGCGACTGTATCAAATTGAAACGGTCTATCGTGGAATTGTGCTTGACGTAATGTTTCTTGAATATGTTGAGCTAGCTCTTGTAGTCTAGTGTAATTAACTTTAAGCCCTGTTTGAGCATTGAAGATTGCATCATAAGCTTCTTGAATAGCTTGCTTGTATTCATCATATGCAGCTTGGAACTTAGCTTTTGCATCTGCAGACAAAGAATTAAATAAATCTTCTGTTCGCTTTTCTGCTTCCCTTACTTTTTCGTACTCTTTCTCAAACTCATCTATTGCAATATTTGCAGTTTGTCCTACTGCAGCATAGAAACGGTCTTGTAAAACCACTAAAACCATATCAACTGTTGATACAGTATTACCATTTGCGTCAATAAATTTGAAATAAGCTTGTTCCCAAGTCCCTTGATAGTTAAAGGTATTTTCATCAAAGTAGACTGTACAACGTCCTTGTTCTAAATTGTCTGTCTTTTGGTCTGCTCTAAAATCTAAATAGTGTCTATGTGCTACTTGTTTTGGATCTACACCACCAAACATAATCTTCATATTACGTAAATCAACTGGATAACTATTTGAAGTTATAAATAATTTAATGTAGTCTTGGGTATCTCCAACACGTCCTTTAAACTTATTCGTAATATCTAGCACTTCATTTTGATATCTTAATAAATCAAAATTGATATATTGGTTATTCGCTACTGCCATTAATTCTCACCACCTTTCAAATATTGTTCACTAACATTATCCTGTTCAAACTTCGCTAGTTTATCTAAAATAATTTGAAGTTGTTGATAATATTTATTGAAATTATCCTTATCTAACTCCAGTTTATTATCTAAATAAGCTTCATAAGATACTGTTACTACATTACCCAAATCATCATACTCTTGGTAATCAGACTCATTTAATAGGCTTGATAATTTATTCAAAATGATATTGATTAACCTTGTATTCTCACAAATTTGGTTATACAAAAGCCGTGAGAAACTTGCATCTAGTTTCTGAATAATTAAAGCTAATCTAAAATCATTATCCAAATACAAATCATCATTCAACCAACTTAAATGACTATTAATCTTATCTTGAAAGTTCGTCATATTCTTCTGATACACATTCAAGAATTCATGAATATCACCATTCCAATTAAGCACTAAATATCAACTCCTTAAACTTCTCGCTTGGCTCTGCACTCATGTCTACATTTCCAGATATACCTTTAACGCTACCTTTACTTGTATATTGATGTAAATCATATGGATGTGTAGGTTTTAAACTATTAGCCAATGTCCCATCATTTTGTCCGTAACTTGGTATCCAAATTGCACCAGGACGTGCTACATTCAAATTGAACTTATCATACAAATGATTAGCAATATACAGAACTATCTTATTATCTGGTACACCTAAAGCATTGAGTTGTGACATATAAGCCTCAACTCCCGCTCTCATCTGAGTAACATCTCCACTCATCTCAATGCTCTCAACGTCAATCGCATAAAAAATAGGCTGTTGCTTACCTGCGACAACCTTTTGTGTACGATTATAGAAATCTCTAGCTTCTTGTTGAGCGTCTGACGTAGATGTAGCAGCAAAATATGCATACACCGCATACTTTCCACCAGCTGAAATACATTTCTGTAAGTTTTCCATGTACTTTAAATCTTGGTGAGCAGAACCATGTTGAACTCGGATAATACTCAAAGTAACATCATCAGCTATCACACTAGGCCAATCAATTACCCCTTGCCACTCTGAAACATCAATAATCTTGCCAATGCGCTGTGGTTTAGGTGTATCTGGATTTGTTGGAGTAGTGTTGTTGAGTTTATCGTCAATGTATTTAATAGTCTCTCTATGTTTACTATCAATATATGCATACATTTGTTTTTGCAGCCCAGGTAATTCTTTAGTAGTTAATTTTCTAAGTGCTTCTGCCAATAAATCTAACCAGTTCATTTTCTAACCTCCAACATAATCAGACACCCACTTAGCTAAATCAGGATCATTAATATTAACGTATGCATCTTCATTTCTAGAAAAACTATTGCTATAGGAAGAATTCATCCTAGTTGATATTCCCTTAATATCTTTCATAAGTGCTAAATTAACATCTTTCATATATGTTCCTGCATTATTAAAAGTTAGAGTGGAATCAGAATTTTCAGAATATGGATTAACAGAATATGCAACTAATTGTACTTCATTTACAATATTCATTTCTCTAGCTATCAGAGTTCTAACTTCTCCCATCTGGAAATCTTTTTCTCCCCAATAGCTTAATGATAAAGTTATCAATGGTTCAACTTGTAATTTTGATTTCAAATAATTATCCATCACATTCTTATCTCTAATAAAATCAACCTCCATTAGTTCAGAACGTCTTAATCCATATTTACTTACGGAATTATTATCAGTATAAGTATAATTAATTAGAAATTCGTCATTACTTGAAGTATCTGTGCTAGTTTCTGTATCTGTATCTTGTTTAGATACAATACTTGCCATTTGTTGATTACGTTTAGCAAAATCAGGTCTCCAAGCACTTATTTTTTGAATTCGAACATTTTCTCCTGGCTGTGGTGCCATGATTAAATCAGTAGAATTTAACGCCATAGCAACATGATATGAAGCTCCATGCGGACCCCAAAATAACATATCTCCACACTGAATATTATTTAGTGATACATCAGTGCCATAACTTTCCATATCAACTGTATAACTAGGTATGTTTATCCCAAAATCATGATAAATATATGCTACTAATCCTGAACAATCAAAACCTGATGGCGTTTTTCCGCCCCAAACATAAGGTATTCCTAGATATTTCTTAGCATCTTCTACTACTTTACTAGCTCCTCCACTTCCAGCATTTATAGTTTCAGTGTTGGTTGTTGTAACTTCTTTAGTAACTTTTCCACCAACAACATGAACTGAATTTTTTAATTCATTTACATCAACTTGTAAATCAATATTATCTGTATTGTGTAAATATCTAAATGTCTTACCGCTGTTCTTTTTAAATTCATCAGTTGAATATACATCTAATCTATTACCATTAGGCACAAATACAGCATGAAATTCAGATAAATTAGATATTAACCAATCTAAACACGAACCAGATACTTCAACTTGAATTGATGGAAAACTACCATGTAAAGCGTAAGATATGCCTTGATCGTTAGAATTAAAAAAATTATCCAAGCAATCTTTCAAAGAGACTGTAATGTATTTGTCTGCTTTTACAACTGTTGTTGTATTTCCATTTGTTGAATTGCTTAATGTATCTTGATTATCAGTAGTATTTTCTGTTGGCTTTGATGGATCAACATCTACACGTAAATTTTTCAATTTCTCTAATAGAATATGTTTAGCAGTAATTTTTTTAGTTAGTAAATTAGTAGCTATAGTAGTTTCTATTTGTTCTATTGAATACATCTGATTTTTATAAACAACATATGAAGCAGCTTGAGCTAGATTATATACTTTCTTATAGTCTTCTGTATACGTTAATGTTAAATCTATTTGAAATGTATTATTTACCTCCCAAGTTTCTTGAAATGAGCTGTATAAATCAGAGAAAGACACCCTTTCCTCGTTTTCTCCAGCTCTATCTTTAATTAATATCGGTTCAATCATGATAAATACCAAAACGGAAATTCAAAACTAATGGAACCAGCAAAATTATCAATTTGAAAGGTATTGTATCCTTTTTGTAGTGTGATAACCCCATGATCTGTATTAATACCATCATTTGTATTATTAAGATATGGATTAACACCATCTAATTTCCATATTCCAGACCAATTACCTTTTCTAGTAATATAATCTCCTGTCGTTTTATTAGTTATTTTCATTCCACCATTACTTGACCCAGATAAAATTATTTTTAATGGATGCCCTCTTCTTTCTGGATCTATTAAAATATCACTAGGATTATAAACTTCAAAACTATTGTTTTTGAAAGTATAACTCATATCACGAGTTATCTTATTACCAAATCCATAAACTAAATTAGATAAGTCAGACGTATCACCAATAGTTCTACTTAATCCTATTAAGTCAGTAAATACAATTTCTGCTGTAAAATCTCTTATACTTGAGATAGAAGGTGTAATTTGCTTAAGTTTTACATAATAACAACGTTGACCCCAATTATTCCAAGTTATCCACATTCCATCTCTGGTTGTTAAAAATCTTTGTAACTCATTAATAGCTAATTTAGTATCATCTTCATCTAATCCATGAAATACTACATTCATTTTTAATTCTCTAGTTTCATATGAACTTGAAATAATTCTTTGTCCGTCATTAATCCCCAATTTCTGTAAATTATCTGATTGTACGGCAATTGGGATATCGAAATCATAACAATATACGTTATCCAAATCAGAATTATCATAGCATGATAACCAGCTTTCACCATCTAAACTTATAGCAAATTCAATTGGATCAAATCCTAAACTATTTCTAGTAGTTTGAGTAGGTTTTTCAAATTTATAGGCTTGTGGTCTATTGCTTTTACTAGAAAAAACTTTCAAATTATCCCCTCCTCAACATTAGATTTTTAGCATTATACTTATTAATTGCTTTAGCATTCTCATCAATATTAACAACTGGCTGTAAATCAATATTCTTAACGTTATCAGCTATTGTATACAAAATATTGATAACTTTATCTAAATTAGAAGCTGTACCGCTCTTCTTTAATTCTGGGCGAACATTAGACATAGTATCTATAAGCTTATTTGTTAGCGGAATAGAACTAGCAGAATATGGATTAATCACAAATTCATGCTGTTGTGCATTATCTCCTATCCAAGCTAATTCTTTTTGTGTAATTTCCCCACCGTTAGCATATCCGTGACCTTGACCCAAGAAGTATAAGCTATCTCCATATTTATGCTTAGCATAGTTTAAACCTGCTAGCATATTATCAAAACCATTAAAGATATTATGGTGTCCAGCTAAAGCATATTGATTAAACGTTCCTCGTTTAGTTTGCATCAATCCTATAGCAGGACCTGAACCATCTCCATCAGGATCAGCTCCTTGTTGAGTTACTTTTTCATTTCCGTTGGATTCTGTTTGAATTTGCTTTAATACCTTACCAACTAATGAAGTTGATAATCCTAACATCTTTAAAGCTCTAATTACTTGTGGTCTCCAGCGTTCAACACCACTTCCAGCAGGTGCAGCTACATCACTTTCTTCAATCATCTTTTTAAATGGATTTTGGATAGCTTTTAAGAAACCACTTCCTAATGCATTACCGAATTTTTGATAAAATTCTGAACCACGAGCAAAATTAACTGCTTTTTTCCATTGTTTATTTAAGAATGGTAGTGGATTTTTACTAATTTCTTCTGCATGTTCCATAATGTAGTCAAGCATATCAGAACTACTATCTGTTCCATCAGCATATTTTGGAACATTCATCATTTTACTAATGAATTTAGATTGAGTTGAATTAAATACTGTTGTTCCAGGCTCGCCCCAAATTGTTAAATTACGTCCATTCATCATGAACATATCACCATTAGGACGCATAATAATTTCTCTAGGATCAGCTGAACCATCATCATTTACAGTCATTAATCCACCTGGATGAGTTCCTGCAACATTAGGTGTACCTGTTGCATAAGATGCTGTTTTTAATGACGTTCCACCAAAAGCTGAAATAACTGAATTTAAAGAGTTGATACCTTTATTAATTTCAGAAATAATTTTGCTCATTGATGTATGAGCTTTACTTGGTAGTTCATCAAAAGTTGATTTGAACTTGTTAGAAATATAATTCAACCAGCCACGCCAAGATTTATTAAATGAACTTTCAAAATCTTCTTGCTTGTCTAAAATTTTATTAGCTCTTTTAGAAAAGGCACCTGGCAAATCATCTAAGTAATTATTCATTGTTGGTCTAGCCTTACTCCAAACTTTTTTCCAGTTTGAGTTAAAAGATACTTTAAATGACTTCAAACTCTTAATTACTGAATTAACCATTGAACTAAAATCACCAACAAAGCCACTCTTACCCATTGCTTTATTGGCTATATCCATTTGCTTAGATAACTCTTTTCCAAAAGATACTTTCTTTAAGGTTGAGTCAAAAGTTTTTATATCTTTATTCAGAGTTCCAAATGGATTTACCTTTTTAAAAGTCTTTAATTGCTTATCCAAGCTCTTTAAAGTTCTAGTTAATCTATTGACTGGCTTATCAACTTCACTAACAGCTTTAGCAGAATTTTTAAATTCTTTTCCAATCTTATTTAGTTCTTTTGAAGGATTATTTTTATTTATTTGAGTTTTTAGTTCTTTTAATGTTAAACCATATTTTTTAGCAATCTTCGAATTATTAAATGATTTTGTTACATTTTCAATTTGCTTTTTCAAACTTGTAAATGAAGATGATAATTTAGTGTTTTTAACTGCTTTTTTAAGACTATTCATTTGACCAGTCATTGCTTTACCTAGACCAGCCTTTTTTATCTTATTCTTTAATTCATTTAAAGCAGCTTCAACATCTTTAATGTATCCAATTTGAGCTTTAGATTGCTTTTTAGTAACTGGTGCTTCAAAATCAGGGACAACATCTTCTTTTTGCTTTTTCTTAGCTTTTGATTTTGAATCCTTAATTTCTTTATCAGTTTTAAAGCCATTGCCACTAAAGAAATTCTTAGTCTTGCCCCAAGTATCTTTAAGTCCATCTACCATATTAGAAAAGCCTTTTTTAGCATCAGACCACACGCCAGACCAATCACCACTCATGATCTTATGCATTTCAGTCTTAAGACCTTTCCAGTGCTTGACAACTGCTCCACCAACAGCTGAACCTAACATATTACCAATACTGGCTCCAACTGGACCTCCAAAGGCAAAACCAATTCCTGCACCAGCAAGACCACCTATACCTTTACCAATATTAAAAGCTCTATCTTTCTTTTGTGTTAGTCCTTTAAATAAATCGAAAGCAGAAAAAGCAACTCCAACTCCTGTAGCAAGTTTCCCACCTATGCCTTTGCCTAATCCAGCTAGTTTTTCTCCACCTATTTTGGTTAATAATTTGTCAAAAAATTTAGTTCCTGCCTTATCTCCACTATTTCCAAAAATATTAACTATTTTAGAACCTAGCTTAGTTGTTCCAAGTTTAGAACCAATGCTTTTAAAAGGTTTAGCGAATTTACTTGCCGCACTAGATCCTAATGTTTTGAACTTTCCTAAAATTCCGCCTTCTTCAACAGTTGGCTTTAATTTTATTTTCTTAGGTATTTTCTTGAATAACCCTGATAATCCACCTAAATCTTTTAAAGACTTACCTGTTCCAATCATTTGGATAGCATCTGCGATACTGTATATACCTTGAGCAACTTTGAAGAACTTAGACGCCACCCAATAAGTAGCCCAGATTTTGCCGATAGTTTCAATTGCTCCCTTATGCTTGGAAATCTCTTTTAAACTATCAGCAACTGTTTTTGTTGAATTACCAGCATCTCCACCACCTAGAATACTTAAAAACGTTGCAAAACTATCCCATACACCTTCACCAAGTGCTTTTACAATATCCCAGATAGCTTTACCACCTGTTATTAAATCGTCTGCATGTTCAGACAAGAAATCAGCTATTTTCTCAACACCGTTAGTTATTCCATCCATCATCTTGTCTAATAGATCACTCATATCTTTAGCACCAACAGACTTTTGGATAGCTTCCATAACGGATGATGTACCTTTGCTAATAGTTTTACCTAATTCTTCAAACTTTTTTTCTGTTTTCTTATCACTTACCCAACTAGAAACTTGTTGAAAAATTGGATTAGCTTGAGTTGCCATTCCTTGTGTCATTTGACCGAGCAACCGTGGCATAGTCCCTTTTATAGTTCTTGCCATTCCGTCAAGTGTTGAACCAAAGTTTTTAGTAGCATCTTTATACTTATCTTGCATTCGCATCATGACGTTAAACATATCTTTAGCACTAACTTCACCATTAGAAATCATTTCGTTGATATCTTTAGTAGTCAGTGATGTATTATGCTTTACTTCCTGCTCATACTTTACTAATTCACCTTTCATTTTAGGAAAGACGTTTGTAAATGATAGAAAATCTTGAGCACTGGCTTTACCATTAGCCATCATTTGTGAGAATTGCAAAGAAAAATTTTGAACTTCTGCATCAGATTTACCAAAAGCATCTTGTAGTGTCAATGTTACCTTAGTCAGTTCTCTAGTTTTATCTGCGTTTTCCGTTACAGAATAGTATTGCTGGTTTAATCCATTAACCATTTCTGTTGAATTCTGTGCAGCAATAGCTAATTCGTTAGTCATATCTACTAACTTTTGCCCTTCTTTAGCTGAACCTGTCAATGTAGTCCATTGGGCTTTCATATTCTGCTGCAATCTATTGTATTTTAGACCTTCAGCTATTGCTCCACCTATTCCAGTTTTAATTAAATTCCAAGTACCAGAAATCGCACCAGATATACCTTGAGCAACCAAAGAACCTTTAATGATATCTCCAAATCGACTAGCTTTTTCCTTGGCTTCATCCATATTCTTTTTGATACTACTAAAAGTATTAGTTGAATTAGATTTTAGCTTTCCCAGACTACCAATAACTTTTTGAAGTGTGTTATTAAAGCTATTTGATTTAGAATTTAATTCTTTTATTTGCTTATCAAAAGTAAAGTTTTTGAATTCTAATTTAGGTTGCTGAAAATTCTTAACGTGATCTTCTAATCTCTTTAATTTTTTATCCGCATCACTAATCTCGAATGTAAATCCCTTAAAATCTAATTTAGGCTTTTGAAAGTTCTTAATATGATTTTCTAGATCTTTGAGTTGCTTGTCTGCGTTAGAATTATCAATCTTAGTCTTTTTAGGCTTTTCAATTTCCTTACCTAAATCTTTTACTTTATCAGTAGTCTCTTTGATAGCTTTTTGTGAAGTATCCATCTCTTGCTTTAGTTGCTGAGATGTTGTGCCAACCTTCAACTTATTATTAAAAGCTTCTATTTGCTTAGTTAGATCTTGCATTGATGAACTAACTATCTTGTATTTGCTAGTAAATTCATCAATAAGTTTAACAATTATTCTCTTTTCTGAAACAATTGTATTAGCCATGTTATCCCTCCTATCCAAATATTTCTGTAAATTTGTTCATCATTTCAGCTTGTCTTATCTGCTCTTGTTGTATCTTTTCATCAGTCATTGCTTTTATATCATCTTGTTGTTTTTGCAACTGAGACAAAACAGTTTGATTAATTTCTTCGGCATTATCAACTAAAATTACTGGCTTAACCGCATTAGATAACAACAATTCACCCTGTAACCTATTTAATTCTCTTTTTTGCCCACCTGAGAGAATATAAGTTGCTTCAATTGGCGTTAAGTCCAACACTTCATCTAAAACAAACTTACCAACATAAATATTTAGATTTTCTAACAGAAGTAACATTGACTTATCAAATTCTTCAATTATTTTGCTAATTCTTCCATTGCTTTCTTTTGTTTCAGATATTGTTGTTCGGTCATTTTGAATTGATTTTCTAATGCTTCTTTTTCGTCTTTTTTCAAAGAAGCTTTGTTCAATAATTCTTTGATAGTTTGATAATCTTCTTCTGCACTTTTCTTCATAAGTTGAATTTTCGCTTTTAAAAAACCGCTTTTCACAACTTCCTTATACAAATCCTTATATGGATTATCCTTATCGAAAATACCATTATCTTCTAACGCATCAGCTACTTCATCATCAGTAAATTTCTTGCCAGTAAATCCGAATTTATATCCTGCAATTAAAGCATCTGGGTCTTTTTGAATTAATCCATTAATAAAATTTGAAAATCCATCAGTATCTTTGTCCTTATAACCTTTGACAATATTTTTATAAAATCTATGATTGAATTTTAATTCAACTTCTGTTCCTTTAATTAACATTTAAATACCTCCAATAGCCGCCCTTTCGTACTGTTTATTTCTTAGGCGACAATATACTATTATTTTGCTTTAGGTCCTAAGGTGTAGTTATCAGCTACTCCAGATGTAACATCAGAAGTTGTCTTATCGACAATTGCTCCGTTTTCAACACCTACTTCTGTTCCTTTAGCAAAGTTATAGAATTTCTCCATATTATCAAATGCACCTTCTGGCAAATCATCTTCTGTTAAATGGTATGGATTTTCATTGCTATCATAACGACGAGCGACACCAATTACATCAAATGTAATATTGGATTGTTGTGCAGCCCCTAATCCTTCTGTTTCTGGCAAGTTACCAATTAAACATTTAGAAAATTCCGCATTTACTTGTCTCTTACCTTCTGTATTGTAGGACAATGTATTTAAATCTAATCTCCATAAACCTACAACTTCGCCATTTTGCCATGCGTTATACAATTCTTTGGCGATATCAGTAGTTGCACCTTTAGGATCTGTCATAATCACATCTACAACTCGTGTTTGATTAGGTGCTTGTACTGATTTAATTACACCTGTTTTAGTTTGTGTAGATTGAACATTACGCTGATTGGTTGTTGAAGTAGCACCTTGTAACCCCAAAATTGCGGGTAAATCTGTTACTGCTGCATGTTCAATGCGTTTCCAATAGTAAATAATTTTATCTGAATCTCTTGCAGTTAATGATCCTGTACTAACCATGTTTCTTCCTCCGTTAAATTATATTTTCTTCTATGATTTGAAAGCTAACGTTTAACATCTGCCTATTTAAAACTTGTGTTGTTGAACTATCAATGAAAGAAGATAGATTAATATCATTTAGTAAAATAATCTGATATCCATCTATGTTTAAATTTCTTAGAATATCCATTAATTGATATGCAATTTCTAAACCCTTAACAAGATTATCTTTATCAGTTACAACATCAAATTGAAATTCATAATCATAAATCCTAGCATTTTTCGCTATTTTTTCTGGAACTCCATTTATAAGCTGCATAATAATCACTGGTAATTTTTTAAAATCTTGTGACGGTGTTTTTATTTGAATGTCCTTTAAATTTTTATTAACTCTTAATTGTTTGATAATCCCTTTATAGATAATCAAAAAAGGAGTTTCCATACTATGAGAACCCCTTTCTTATTGCTTCTTCTGCTATTTTTTCTACTTGTGGTGTGATTTTATTACCTGCATCTCTGAATGGATGTTGTGCAGGATAATTTCTATTAAGTAATCCAAATTCAAATGCTTGTGAATAATTGTAACCATCCTTTGAAGTTGCATCTGTATAGATTAAATGCGTTTGCTTGTCATCTGTAACATGATCTTTAACCTGACTAACCATGTTTCCATGACCTACATAACCACTTTTAGAATGATACTGGCGTTGTTTCATAAGTCTAATTACTTCTTCTCTAGCATCCATAGCACTTATATTCAATGCTGTATTAAGATTATTAACCATTGCTTTATGATCTGCTCTTAATTCAGCTCCAGCACCATTAAAATCTTTATCTAAGATATTAGCTATATTTTCTAAATCATCTCGACTCTTATCACTCCAAGAATATTTAATAGCAGGGATATTGTCATTATTCCAAGGCATTTTCATCACTACCTTTATTACCAAAATAGATATCAGTTCTGGTTATTCCGTGATATCTAATTTGTATTATTTCATATTCTTTATCGTCTAGAACAATATTACTTGCTTTTTTGTGTCCCTTTATTCTTGCGACGAACAGACTTTCATATTGTTTACCAACTAGATTAATTTGTGCTTGATATCCAGATACTGCAGTTACATGTGCAAAACATTCAGTATCTGAAATATTATAACTATCATCTAGAGAATCAATATCATTATTGGTAATTTTGTCTCTTAAAACAATTTTCCTTAGTCTTACCATGACATCAACTCTCCTCTATGGTAATTATCATTTTTACTATCAAGATATTTTTCAAGTAAAGAAATAAATGGTGTTAAATCGTTGTCATTAAAGGTCCAACTAGCACCTTCTTCGGTATACGATTTAACCCCATCAGCATCATTCATTGTTTGAATATAATGATTTTCTGCCATTCTTACCACTACTGTTTCTAAAGTGCTAGGTAATTCAGTCTCAGCAATATATAAACACACCATATCTCCAGCTTGTTTCAAATAATTCATTAAAACATCATCTAGTGTATTATCATCAATAAACTTATCCTTTTTAACTATTTCTAATAGTTTCAAAACAAGTTCATCTTTCATTTAATCACCTACTTTACAGAAGAAGTAGCGCCTTTCTTATTTTTGTCTGTAGAACCCTTTTGTGTTGCTGTTACAAATGCATCATCTAATTTTGCTTTATATGCAACTACTCGGATATTTCGTGGATCTACTACATAATCCCATGTAGTGCCTTTTTCTAATGCTTCAATTCCAACTGTACCAGCAGTTGTAGCAAATGAATCAGCAATAGTTGTTCCCATTACATGAGTTGCTAATACACGTCTATTGATAATTGCTGTTTGTCCACCATTTTTCATTGGCTCTCTGTTTACTTCAATAGCTGGGGCATTAGCAGGGGCTGCTACCGCATATCCAACTGATCCAGAACCAAAAATATATGAAGTTGCTACACCATTTTCAATTGGCAAATCATCATCAACAATAATATTCATACCGTTATATGTTCCAAATGGTGTTACAGCATTGGCAGGTTGTACTGTATCAATCATTTGTTGTGCTTTCATCATTGCATAAGTAGCTGAATGAACCGCAATACTATTAAATGTTTGATCTTGCAAATCTCCTAAACGTGCAATAGTTGCTAGAAATCCTTTAGCACTGAATGCATTAGCAGAGTCATCAAACATTTTAGCTGTAGCAATATCAGAATTGGCAAAAATACCTTTTAAAGTAGCTAACAAAATTCGTTGGTCCGTTCTAGTCCAATATGCACCAAAACGTTGTGCGATTGTTTCTTGAATAGGTGCTCCTGATACAGTTTCAGAAAAATCTGTATATCCAAATGCTTTTGTGAGCCAGAATTTGAATGCTCTTTGTTTGCCAGTTGTTGTTGAATCAACTGTGATATCCGTTGTGTCATTCCAAATTTGAGGATCACCTTCTAAATCATTGATGAAAGGCATTTGAATTTCTGTTCCTGGTTGTGCTAATTGAGCAGAAATATCAAAATTAGATGTTGTAATCCCTGATGTGATAAATCTATTTGTTTTTGTTGATAAATTTTGTACATAAGGTGCAAAAATTTCAGGTACGATTGCATCTTTTAAACTAAATTGTGGCATTATTCTTCCTCCTATTTATTATTTTGTAGTGCTTGAAATGCTTGTGGGTTTTCATGATATAAAGCCATTTGCTCATCAAGCGTCATTTCAGATAACTTCTTTTGAGGAGCTGGAGAACTTGAACTTGCATTAGGTACTTTACCAGCGGCTTTTTTATGTAGTTCATTTTGAACTTGTTGATTAACAATCTTTTGAAATTCATTAATATTTCTTTGAGTTTCTTCACTATCCTTACCCATTAATTGACTGACAAAAGATAATGGTAACCCTGCATTTGTTAATAAATCCCTTGTTTCTGCTTTTCGTTCTCTTAATTCAAGTTCTTTTTCACGACGTTCGAACTCTAATTCTCGCCGCTTACGGTCTTCTTCTGCCTTTTCATCAGCAGTCATCTTTGCTCTGCGTTCTCCTTCTTCTAAAGCTTCCGCCTTTACCTGTTCAAGTTGCTTAGAATACTTACTTTCTAAATCATTTTTGATTTTATCAACTTGAGCATTTACCATTTTGGCAATATCATCACGAGAAAACTTTTTCTCTTCTTTTTTTGGCTCTTCGGTATTTTCAACTGTTTCAGTTTTGTTTTCTACTTCTTCGGACATATTCTTTCTCCTCACTTGGTGTCTCAACCTGATACTCGTTTAACGTTCGGCAACGAAAAAAGATTGTTCTTTAAGGTCTGCAATCTCAAAAAAGACCAAAATAAAAAGCACTTCAACGAGTGCCTATACTTCATTATTCATTACTATCATCCCAAGGAACCCAGCCTTTAGGTTTCAAATTTATTTTTCCTTTTTCAGCAGCATCCAAAATTTCTTTTTTTATTCTTTCACTCTTTTTTCTATCCTCATCTGTAACTTCGCTATCATCAAAAACTGTATTTCCCCAATCAACAAATTTCCACCAACGTTCATCTGAATAAGGCTTTTTTTTACTCATGAATTTCACCCCAAGTCATCTCAAAAATATTATTTCTTATCTATATCACCTTTTAGATGCTGTCTTTCTTTTTGCTTTCTATCATAAGCTTTCATGCCTTCTTCAATGAATTTATCCCATTCTTCTTTCTCTTCTTTAGTTAATTTTCTTTTACCAAAAAAAACCAATTCACCGGGTCCGCCACGCCATCTTTTGTCGCCATATGGTTTCTTGTTTTCTGTCATTGCATTTCCTCCAATTCAAATGTAAAAATACCATTATTTATATAATTAGTAATTACTTTAAATTTAACGTTGCGTTTAAACAACACTTCGCTCTCATTTGAATTATACACCGATATGTCTCTACCTGTCATAGAGTTATTAATAATAAAATGTACCTGTTCTGTTCCTTCTCCATAATGGATTTTAGAAGTTGATAAATACGCATTATCTTCAAAATATTTATTATCCCTTATATTAGTAACAAACTTTTTTAACATTTCTTTATCAAAAAAATAATCTCTTTGTAGTGGCTCTTTTCCTTTATAAATTGGCATCTTATTTAAAGCACTATCTAAATCTTTAACTAATTTTTCTTGTTCCTTACTTAAAGTTCCATGTCTTAAAGCATCATTTAACGTATAAGATTCTGAGCTTATATACCTTTTCAGTGCAGCTTCTTCATCTTTTGTTAATTGCTTACTATCTTCTTCTAAAATTTCACTTCCGCTAACAAAATTAGTATTTTCTATTGGAACAGTCCAGCACTGGCAATTTATATGAATTGGTGGACGATTAATACCTTCCGTTGCATCATCAACTTTAAATATCTTTCCGTCCATGCTTTGACATTCTGCACAAGTATTACTTTCCAATGCTAAAAATCTATAATACTGTATTCCTCTAGCTTTATAACTAGCGAATGTTGTTTCATTTAAGGCTCTACTGGCAAATGTTCTAATAATTGATTGTGCTCTTCCACTTGCACCATTACCCACTTTACCGCCAGTCAGTATTTTATCAATCCTTTTAGCATAGTTTAAATTATCATCAGTAGCACTAGCAGCTTGTTTTGCTACTTGTTTAATTCTTTGGATAGTATAATTTATATCCCTATTAATACTTAAATGTGCTTCATCCCAACTACTACGGATCATTTTAGTTAATAATTCATCATAGTTGGGTGGCACTTTATGATTGTTAGGCATCTCTTGTGCCTGTAATTTAGAATATTTACTTAGCAACTTAGGAACATCAGCAGTCGCATTATCTATCATTCTATGTTGTTGTTGTGCAACTTTGATTAAAGGTAACGATATTCTAGCTTGTAATACATCTCCTGCGGTTGCATTTTGTAAATTAGCTATCATAACTGAAACAAGCGGGACTAAATTGTTATCTTTTGACAACTCATTTAATTCCGCTTGTATTTCTTCTATATCGTCTTTATTTGCCTTTCCAGACCAATTACTATCATTAGCTATAAAAGACGTTAAATAGCCCAATATTTTCTTTTCAGAACTATTAAATAATCTATCTAAAGTTTGCCTATCAATTAAATTAGCACCATAGATTTCTTTTAAGATCTTTTGCATTTTACTTTTAGATAACATTACTCTTCACTTCTCATTCTACGTATGAAATCGCTTGGTGTCTCTATTCTAGTAGTATCATCTAAATTTAATTGTTTTCTTGCTTGTTCTAATTGACTTTCATCTACTTGTTGTAAAGCAGCATCAAAACCATATTTCCCTTCTTCTTGCTGCTGTTGCTTTATTCTCTCTTCTTCTGCTTCTGCATCAATCCCTGTAATAACACTTACAAATTCTAATAACGTTTTATCACTCAATGCACCACTTTGCTGTAAAACATTAAACATATTAACAATTTCACTATCATTTTTAGGTACATTAGGTAAGTATTTTATTGAAAATTTATTTACAATATCTTTATCACATAATTTTAGACTAGACCAATAAGAATTGAGTAATCTTAGCCTTTGCATAATTCCTTTTGTATATAAAGATTCTTGCATACTTCTTTCTTGATCTTCGCCAAATAATTTATAAGCAAGGGCTATTCCGCTATTATTACCACCAAAATTTTCATCACTTACATCTGGTGTGTTTGTGTCTTTATGGATATCGGCAACCAAGCGTTTAATATAAATTTCCCAACCATCTTCATTAAGGTCTTTTGTCAGATATTCAGCACTTGAATTAATAACAGTATTTCCGTTATTAGCGTTAGGTATTACAGATGGCTTTAAAAATAAATACCTGTCTTGAGTATCTACATTAGGCACAAGTATTGGTTCTCCGTTGTCATCTAACAATGGTGTTCCATCTGATTTGACTAATGGTTTCTTTTCAAAATCCATATCTCCATTAATCATTAACTTAGCATTAGCAAAATCTTCTTGACTATTAGCCATTTCAGACATTGCTAAATCATAAGCATCTATATTGTCTATTTTTTGCTCCCAATCTCCAACTCTGTTTTCGTTGTTATAGTATTCAATAACTGGTACTTGGTCGAATGACAAATCATCATCACTCAAATACTCCATTTTACCGTCAGCATTGGCTGTTTGCATCTTATAGTGATACAACCTACTAGAAGTATATATATCAGCATAATATACTGTTTCGTCGTTGAATTCATAAGCATAGTATCTTACTGCAAATAAAGGTTTAGACTCAACTGTTGTATCATAGACAACAAAGCATGTTGCTGGATCTATCGCTTTTAAATAAACATCAGGAATACTCCAGTCACCATTACTATCTTGTACAGATTCTCCTGTATATAAGAGTTCATAAGCTCTACCAGTAATAGATAAATTAATTCCCATTACTTTTTCATGGTATTCTTCATCATTTAAGTTATTAAATTTCTTTACTAAGTCAATAATTTTATTATCAGGATCAGTATTATCAGACCACTTAAATTGGATTGGTTTACCTAATCTATAACCCACTCTCATATTAGTAATAAACTTAGGAAAACCACTGGCTATTCTATTATCTGCTCTACCATTAGCCACTTTGTCATTTACCCAATAATGAATATCATTATCTCCGTAATAATAGCGTTGTAACATTGTTATTCTAGGAGCTTGATAAGTATAATGATGAACAATATAGGTATTTACTAACTTTGCTATTACTTCTGGATTTTCAGAATTAAATACATCATTAAACTTATCTTCTGGAATACAATATTTTTTATTTGTTTCAACAATAGATTTACTAGTATTAGCTTTCTGTAATAGTTGACTATTCAAACTCCTAAAAAATAATTCCTTATTATCTAACATCTCGCACCTCCTATAATCCCAATTTTCTCAATCCTTGGCTAATCTTATTTCTATCTGGAGTTGGATAATATTTTCTTTGTTGATCTAAATGAATTGGTGTAGCTAAACAATATCTCATTGCATCCATAACATCATCATTTTCTTTTATAACTGCATCTTGATCTCTACTCTTGTCATTCCAAGCATATGAGTATATTTCTTTCAGAAATCTATCAGTCACTCCACTTTTTACAAAGAAATTATCTTGTTTCATCAACTTAGATATTATTTCAATTCCATTAATTACACTTTTATAACCATATCTTGCATTAATTCCTGCATTAACAAAATGGTTTATATGTTCTACTCGTGCAGTATCACAATAAAAAGGCATATCCATTTTATATTTACGTCTTATCTTTTGTGCAATTTCAGTCCAATAATCAATTTCTTTATATTGTTTAGTATGTTCTTCAACCAAATAATAATTATTTTGATTATCTTTACCAAATACTACTATCGAGCCAAAATGACTATATCCCCAGTCAACACCAGCAATATATGTTAATTCATCAGGTATCGTATCTACCACCATTTTATTCTTATCAAAATCTTGATAAACAGCACCTTCTGAATTGACCCAAAGACCTAAGATATCTCTATCATAAAACATGCCACTAGGTGTCCCTGCTTTTTGTTGCTCTATATAATCTTTATCTAAAAATGTATTATCTTCTAATGTAAAATGCGTTGATACAATTTTAAATTTTGAATTTTTATTATCCAAATAATTCTTCTTTAACCAATGTTCTGGATTATCTGGGTTAGTATCACAAATGATTTTTGAACCTTTTTCAGAACAACGATCCATGATTTCTTTGAAAACTTCCATATTTGCCATTGACGCTTCATTGATATATGAACCAAAACTTGTCATACCACGGATAGCACCTAAGCCACCAATGGAACCTGTATAAGCTAGTACTACCTTAACTCCGAATAAAGTGAAATTTCCGTGCTTATCAAACTTAAAATTAATACCATATTTATTTCGTATTGGATTTAATACATTCTGTTCAATTGTCTTAGATGAAACACCAGCTAAAATATACAATGGCTCTCTTATGTTCTTCTTATCTGCTCTTTTTCTAACTTCCCTTAATTCCATGAGAAACAAGTCATTATCAATTACAGTCTTTCCGGAACGCTTAGCACCGTAATTTATCATCAATCGAAAGCCTTGCTTGTACTTCCTTAAGACTTCAATTTGACGCTCGCTATACATCTGCCTTAGTCCCATCTTCTTTCACTTCCTTTTCAGCCAAAGTGTCTAGCTTATCTAAGTATTCGTTTAGCAACTCTACGCCACTTGAACCACTTTCTTCAAGCACTTTAGCCTTGTATTCTGCAATGTCTGCCTCTGCATCTGTTTTACGTGATCTAGCTTTGGCAAGTTTGCGTTCCTCTGGCGATAACTCACTGTCGTTGTACTTATCACGCCAGTTGTTCTTTAACCAAAAAATCATGGCGGTTGTATTACCTGACAATGCTTTTTTGAGTAACTTGCCTTCAACTGCATAATTAGCCTGTTCACGACCTATTTTTAAAGCTTGCCCAATCTGCCCATACTTAACTTTCCATTTACTCAACGTCCGAACATTGATTCCGATATTACTGGCGATTTGCTCGTCAGTTAAACCGTTTCTTTTCCATCCCTGGAGTAGAATTAAATTATCATCTTCTAACCACTTTTGATAAATCCCTTTAGACATTGCAAGTAATACTCACCACCTTTCCTATAAATCACTCTTTGTTTTTAAAATATCGTTTTACTTGGTCAAAACTCACAAAAGGTTCTGTAGCAGGTATTCCAATTGTTTTATAAAATCCTTGCTTAGATTGATTGTCTGGGAAAATGATTGTTGTGTAAAAGTCTATAGCGTCATCGTTCTTCATTTGCTCTCTGGCTTTTTTCTTTTTCATTTTTAAATCAACTAACTTGTCTTTTTCATCTTCAATCATTTCCATATTTTTGATATCTTCATCACTATCATTTTCTTCGATAGGTTCGTTATTATAAGCGACTTGACCGTCAAACATTAAATCAACATCACTTTCTGTAAAACCCATATCTTCAAATGATATATCCAAGCTTAAATTTTCTAATAGGTTCAAGTCCCAATCGCCTTGTAAGTTTGAATTGTTTAATTGAACATTCAATTTCTTTTCTTTGTCTTCATCAACATCAATAATAGCGACTGGAACATCATAATCTTTCTTATAAATTTTATCCGCTACGGTTATACGCTGATGTCCGCTAACTAATCTTTTAGTTCTTTTGTTCCATACCAAAGGCTCAACTAAGCCATTTTCTTTGATTGACTTGTAAAGTTTCTTCTGGTTTTCTTCGTAAATCGTTCTTGGATTGTAATCAGCTAATTTAATTTCACTTCGTTTTACTGTTCCAAATTCAAACTGTTGTAATTGATTAGCCATTTTTATCATTCCTTTTTGTAAAATTCGTATTGTGCGACTCCAGCTCCTGCTTCTGGAAAGAATTTTAAAACTTTCCTGTAATCGTCTGGGTAAACTTCTCTAAGCTTATATAATTGTTTGCCATGTAATGAGTGCAAAGAAAAACCTAGCTTCTGATAAAAGCTAGGATAATATAATTTCTTCAATTTTATATAATCAAGGACATCTTTCTTCACCCAGTAGCATAGTGGATACATGCGTCCTCTTTTCAAGTCAACACTACCGCTCTTGTTAAGCATTCCATTTCTAAAAATGCTATCAGCTTTTCTTTCTCCTCCAAGTATCCAAAAACAATTACATTCCTGTCTGATGTATGAATAGACATCATTTACATCTAAAACAGGTACGCTATAATCTGGAGTTCTGAAACTGCCAAAACGATAAAACTCACTTGTTTCAAAATGTGGAACTCTATGAATTTTTACATTGTAAATCTGTTCATATCTCTGCAATGCTCTTTCTTGAAACTCAAGTCCTGGAACCATGTACATAAAAAATACATGAACTTTCTTGAAATATTTACAAGCTAAATCAAGAACTACTAAACTATCTTTACCCATGCTAAAGCTAACAATCACTTCATCAGTTATTTTGCTTTGTAGCTTAATTTGGTCTAGCAAGCTCATTTTAACCACCGGAACGTCCTAATGAACTAAGTTTCTTGCCTTTTGCCATCTGTTTCCTTATATAAAGCCTAGCTTTAAGTTTTGATATGCCTTTTGTCTTCATAACTCTTTTAGTAGCTCTATCAAGTTGATTTTTTTGCATTTCTCTCCGACTTTCAATGCGTTGATTAAATTCTCTTTTTTTTCTAATAGTTCCAGGATCAGTACTTCTTAACCAACTGTCCATTTTAGACTTATTTCGATTTAACCATCTCTCATAAGTAGTAGTTACATTAGGCATTCTTATTACCTCCTATCTCTTTGATTTTTTTGCATAAAAAAAGAACAGTCGTTAAACTGATCTAAAACTCTGTAAATGAAAAATGATAAACTGAAAAACCTAATATAAAAATAAAAAGAATTGTAATTTATATCCACATAACGCTGTGGAGCGGTATGGATCGTGCCATACGCACAAAGTAGTGTTCCGGACTTGAACCGGAACCACACTCCTTCGGCTTACTAGTATAATAGAACGTGTATAATAAAATCATCATTTCTAAAAAGAGGTTTTATAATTCATGCTCTGCATCTAATGTCAGAGTGTGGCGCTCCTACACACCACATAAGAGACAAGATTTAAACTTGCCTTGTCGAATTGTGAAACAATTTATTTAATTTTGAAATGAAAAGGAATTTTTTCCTTTGTCATATCTTGACATTATCATAATAGCACATAAAGCGTTCGATTTCTTCCACAAAATTTCCGTGTCGTGTCTAAAAAATTCCGCTCACTTTCCGTTTTTTAAATACCAGCCAATTGTTTTAATGCTTCTGTTGTAACTTTAGATACATTAATATTATTTTCTTTTGCCCAATTATTTAAATAATCTGGCAAACTTATATTTCTTCTTACGATAGTTGGATGTTGTTTTATCCATTCTGCCATATTTACCGATACATAAATTACACGTTCATTATCTTTTAATTTCCAATCTTTAGGATCTTGTGGCTCTGGGTATTCTTCTCCAGCGATCATTGTAGCTATTGCATCTTCTGCCCAATACGCCACATCTGCTAAGCTATCACCTTGTGTTACCATTCCCGGTATATTAGGAGATGTTGCTACAAAATAATCTCCGTCATCATGATATTCACCAACAATGACTGGATAAATCACTCTTTTATCACTCATAGTTAATTTTTGATATGCAAAATAAAACAAGGTATTTCACTTGTTTTATTTAAGTCCAGCTTGTTTAAGGATTACGTCTTGAGTTCCTTTCTTTAGCTCTCCGGTGTGCATAGGAACTTCTGTCATTCTTCCATCTGGATGAACAAATCTTCTATGTCCACCTTCTTTTTGGACTTCAACGAAACCAGCTTTTTTTAATTTTCTAACCATTTTAGCAGGCTTCATCGGCATATCGTTTACCTCCCTTCATACTTTATATTTATATTATACACACTCAATACACAAATAACAATAGAAAAATAATAAAAAAGCAACTTTTTCAAGCTGCTTCATTGAATATATACGTGTAAATCTGGGCAATTAATATTCTGAACCTCCAAAATATCGGCAAATTCATTTAAAGCCCTTTTCCTAATTGAATAATATCTTGATTTTTCATAATGCAACATCTGCATTGCTTCAACCGTTGTAATATCTCCTAAAATATTATTGAATATGACTTTCAACTCTTTAGAACCTTTGTTGTACGTTTGCTTTACACCATCAACAATGGATTTGGCATAAAGATATCTTACCATTTTTTCTTCGTTACTATTTCCAATACTTCCACTAGGCATACCACTCATATTAGGACTTTGAAGCATTTTCGGATTTGCTTGCATACACATATTATATAATCTTGGATAATAACTTCTATTTCGCAAGAATTCGGCAACGTTATCCGCCGTCTTATCATAATCTATTCTAGGTATTTTTAATAAAATATCTTCCACAAGTGGCACGCTCCTTATGATATAATTATTTAGGTTGATATAATTTGCGTGCTTCTTTATTACGGAAGTACGTTTTTTTATTACTCTAAATTACTCAAAATACCAATTGCAACGACTACCGACGCGGACGCAACACATACAACTTCACCAATTCCTATTAGATAAAAGCCTGCTCCACATACGCCAAGTGCATCAAGTACGTATCCAGCAATAACTCCAATCATGCTTACTACTGAAATTATTGTTAATAACAAAACTAAGATTTTTTTCATGCTTTAAATTCCTTTCTTTGTTTAAAAATTTTGTACGAATATACCTTCTCCATACTTCTGAACTCTACTTTTAGATTTTATTAATTTCATCATCAAACTCACTTCGATCTGCAATAAAATTATTCTGATAAAACAGGGTGCCTTCAGTATTTGTTAATTTGCAGTATTCATATCGTCTACCCCATATTTTGTTATATGGTACTTCCTTATTATTTTCATCAAAATATTTAATGGTATTTATTCGTTGTCCTCGATAACAATCAAAATGAACTTTCAAACCGTCCTTAAATAATATTTCGCCTTTCGTATCAAAATTCATACTTACACCACCTAAACCAAAAACATTAGTATTGTCATACAAATTATAATTAATGCAGTAACCGCTCCTGCAATAATCACTATATTCAAAATTCTAAATTTATCCTCAAATTCAAACAGATACATTAAATAACTTGATATCATAAACGTTATTCCTAGCACGATCATTCCGTTAATGATTAATTCTTTCATCTTCACATCTCCTTAAAAATTATCATCATGAATATTTGCTATCACAGAAACTTTAACTTGTGTTTCAGCTGCGTTGTGGTCTTTTGCTCTAACAATCATGTTATGCAGTTTATTGTTAATAAAATATTCAACCAAATATAATTTCATCTAATCAATCCTTTCTTTCTCTTATATTTCTAGCTAGCTAAAGCCTTACCACGCCCTCAAAACGTGTGACCATCTCAAATCATGTGGATGCAAGGCAGTGTTACAGCCACACACGAAGAATATAATGCACGGAGGATTAACTCCCTTCAAATTATTTGTGACTTGTAACTATGTGTATTTAAAAGATTAAGTAGGTTTAATAACCCTAATGGCAGTAATAATCGCTAATTTGCTACGCATGAATTAATGAGGAGGAATTTTCACATCCTTTCGATTTGACTTTTTTGTTTGGAGGTTGTAGCTCATCAGCAAAATTACCACCTATGACTTGAAACCCTTTGACAAGTTCCAAGCCTACGTTTGTTTGAGATCCTGATTTGTTACACGGCATTGTGTGAATGTATACCGTTCAAACGTTAGTAGTTTAACGACTTACTAAGGTCAGACGTTTTTCTTATAAATTATCGTATAGTGAACTACATTATTGTTTGTTAGTACGAAGATAGTTTTAGATAAAGCTTTTGTTTCATTATCTGCTAAATAATTGATTTCAAGCGCCAATGCTCCACGTTCGCTAGTATGTTCACTAACACTTGATATTTCAGTAAAAGTAAATGTATCTCCGTCATTTAGATAAACGATCACTTTCTCAACATTGCCTTCATGTAGCATTGCGATTCCTCCTACTTAAGTTTTTCCATTAGTTCTATCAGTTTAAGGTCAATTTATTTGATCTATGCTTCAGTATAGCCTTCAGCATATCCATCTTCATATCCGCTACGATAACCTTTACTAACATAGAAATTTCTGAAATCAATCAGTTCTGTTATCGGAACTTGATTATTTTTCCACAAATTCAATATTGGATTTTCTGTCCCTGGCGCATTTTGGTTTAATGTTTTAACCCAACGCAATTCTAGCTCTTTTTGCCTTGGTGATTTTCTTCTATTCATCTTCTTGTTCCTCCTAAAATACGTTTATTTCTGCATTAACTAATACATCTTCATCTTCTCCGTATGTATCAGCTAATTCTTCAAGGGTGCTAACTTTTTCAGTAACATTGTTATTAGTCAAATTAACCATTGCATATCCATCTTCAACGTTACCAACAATAAGATATAAAGTATTAGTATAATCTTTGATAACATTTCCAACTTGATAAATATCTTTAAGCTCACGTCTACCATCAAAATTAATCTTCATCTTCTTGTTCCTCATCTAAAATTGTTTTATTTAGACTATCTTTACACTGCGAATTATTTACCAAATATTTTTTAAATTTCCACATACAATCGCAACTGCTTTAGTAAGCACATCTATGCTCTCGTATTTAAGTGATCCTGCATGAATTTCGCATTTACCAAACAAATTTGGATAAATTGAAATCTCATTACCTTGATAAACGATATCAACTTCGTCTATATCTTTCTCATCAAAATTATCATTTTCATCTTCATAAGTTTTGCAATAACTATCACTAATAATCACGTATAGTCCGTTATATGGAACTTCATAAATTTCATGAAATTCATGTTTCAATTCTGCTAACATTTTTCTGATATTTGGATTTATCACATCTCTTCCTCCTCTGATTCAAAAATCATATATGATACATGTACTTTGATTCCTGCTATTACAAGCGTTGTTACTAACTCAGCAATCCACAACTTGAATAGAAAAAAATCAAAGAAATAGAATATTCCAAGTATCAAGGTTATGACATTTGCAAAAACTGCAATTCCTATTAACCAACCTAATAATTTACTCATTATCTTCATCTTCTGCATCTCCATCTAGCTTGTAATCAATGGTTAACTTAGCTTTGACTAATTTATCTCCAACAGAACCATAACCTTCAGCCAATATTTTTAAAGTGGCACACCTTGGAGTAAAAATTCTTCCATTACTTAAATCTACAAGACAATAAAATCCTGCATCATCACGGGAAACTAAAAAAGGTGATCCAAATCGTGAAATTACATTACCTACTTTATAAATACCTTCGCTTATATCTTTAACTGAATTTTTGTATTCAATTTCCATTTTTAAATCTCCTTTACTTCAATTTCGATTCTTGGATCGTCTGCATACCACTTGCTCGTATTTAGTTCTACGATAGTGGCGTCGTCCGTCCATATAACGCCATTTAAGGCGTCTAACGTACTTTTGATATAATTATCCAAGTCTGGCTTTACAATCGGTCTGACGTGTCCCTGTGTACGTCTAGCATGTTCTTTTTTAGAAATGCTTTTCTGCACCTTACGGAAAAATCTAATTGTTACAGAAATTGCACTATCAAACTTATCTTTGCCTTGCATCTCAAGCCTTGCCAACTGCTTTAACTCACGTTTGAATTTAGCTGTTTTAGGTGGATCATACACTCGGATAAATCTTCCGCGTCCTGTGGCTCTTGGTCGTTCTTGTTGTTGCGGTTCAATGTTAAAAGTTAATATCATAATTTTCTGCAATCTCTCTTAAAAGCATCTTACGTCCAATTTTTATTCCTTGATTGATATACTTGATCCTTAAAAAGTCGCGTATTTCATTCTCATCTTCTGCATCAAGTAATTGTTCGAATATTTCTTTGTCAGCCCTATAATACGCATCTTTAATCAGTGCCAACATATCCTGTTGACCTTTCTCATAATCGTTACTCATGCAAATCACTTTCCTTTACGAAAACACCGTTGATTGTCTTGCCTGTTCTATCCTTGATAACGCCATAAGCGCCTTTTAAGCAATCTAACAAGTCAACATCTAAATCTTTTGACAAAATGATTAGAGTAACTAGGATATCGCCTAGACTATCTTTAATTTGTCCTTGATTATCCTTGTTGATTCCCTCAGCTAATTCTCCAAGTTCTTCTGTTACTTTAATAAACTGTTTAGATACATTTTTAGGGCTAATAATTTTTCTATCTTCAGCCCATTGAATGATAAATTCATGCAATTTTTCAAAATTCAAATATCCTAATTGATCGATATATTCTACTAAGCCACTTGGCAAGCCCATTAAGTAAGCTACTGGCACACAATAGTAATCAGCTAACTTAACCCATGTTTCTTTTCTTGGCTCTCGTTTTTCAGTTTCGTATTGTTGCAATGTGTTATCTGCAATTCCAACATCTTCAGCTACTTCATTAAGCGTTATACCTTTTAATTTTCTAGTTTGTCTCAATCTATTCATTCTCTAGTCCTCCATTTGTTTCTCTGTTTCTGCACTCATAACCAAGTAAGGTTTTGTCTTGCGTATCAAGTCCACAAGCTCCACTTCTTGACCAACTTTGATGCTTGGTCTTTGGTCTACTCGATAACGGAACTTAGTTTCTCCAATAACGTATGTGATTCCGCTATCGTCTAGCATCATCTTTTCTACTTTCATTACATAGCCCTCCTGTAATCTGGTATGTTTTCTTTAAAGTTTATAAAGTTACCTTTGGCGAACTTCCTAAGCCTTGACATGGTTTGTTCATTGTATTTGTCTGCAATGTTTTCTGGCGCTAGATTCGTTGTGATAATAATGTCTTTGTCTTCTCTATATCGCATAATTTCGTTGAACTTACTTGAATTCCAGTCATTAGCCATTTGTGGCTCTGTTCCTAAATCATCAATTACAACACAATCAGCACCTTTGCCCTTTTCATCTCTTATTTCATACATCACTTTGTTGATAAACTTAGCAGCATCTTTGTCGTTAATTGCTTGTTGCTGCATGGATACAAACATAGGATAGTCAATGAATAACATCTTATGTTGATAGTTTGTAAGCCTCCACACTTCATTGACAATACTTATTGCTGTATGTGTCTTTCCTTTTCCACTTGATCCAGTAAATAACGAATGTATTGGCTTATGTTTTGGTTTTGCCATTCTAACCGCTATATCTTTAGCTGTTTTAACCACATCATTAAGTTCTGGCGTCATCTTCATAGTTTCAAATTTGTTACTCATTATCTTTAATCCAGGTATGATTGAATTAGAATTAAAATAACTTATTTGATCGTTCTTATGTGCCTCTAAAGTCCAATCTTCATCAGTTCTCACAACATGCTTATTGCTGTCGATATATCCACAAGTAGGGCAAGCTCCTCCAATATCAGGTCTAGGTTTAGGAACATATAACCTAGCTCCACATTGTGGGCAAGCTCCCACGTCTACAAAATGCTTAGCAAACATCATTTTGATTGCGTCCCCTAAGTTATCCATTCCAAAATGCCTCCCATGCCTCTTCATCTGATTTACTATGGTCTTGTGTTCTAGCATCTATAAACATTGATTTCTTTTTGTTTTGCTTATTCTTTTGTTTCTGCCTATGTTCCTTAAAACGTTCTTCATTCTTTATTGCATCTTCAACTGTCGTTATATGATTATCTTCATAATCGTTTAAAATCGTTCTTAAGTATGAAAAATTAGGTCGTTTAGTATGATCTTCCATGTACTCAATCGCATGTACTACTAACTCATGTCCTAACCTATCTACATAATCAACCAGTATTGGTTGTTGTCTTCCTGTAAGGCTTGCTCCTGTCATTTGATACGCTGTAAAAGCATTGATTTGTTCATCAAAACTGGATTCCTTATTACTGCTACTATTTATATTTATATTATTTATATTTATATTATTATCCTTAAAGTTTTCTTTAATAGGGGTGTTTAAGTTTTCTTTAATACCCCCTGTAACTTTTCTTGAATACCTATTTAAGTTTTCTTTAATAGGGTTAGTTTGTGGATACATCTTCCTTTGAATAATTTCTTTTGAATTCTCTTTATAAATCGTTTCAATTTCTAAATATCCACATCTTTTAAGATTATTTATCCAAGTTGATATGCTAGTTTTTGATACTTCATATAAATTAGAGAAATAACCATTTGTAGCTGTACAATATCCATATTTATTTGATAAGGCTGTTATTTCACTGAATAACAATTTTTCATTTGCCTTGAGCCTTTTATCATATCTAACATTTGCGGTTAGAATTGAGTAGTAGCTTGGCTTTTCTTCCATTGCTCTTCCTCCTCTCTAATGGGCTTTCCACCCATTCGGCGTTGTAAGTTCACTGACTTGATTCATTAGATTCTTGTCATTAGCTCCTTGAATGCTATTTCATCAGCCATCATTAATGCGTATCTAAATTCTGGGTAGCTTAGGATAACGGCGTCTCTTTTGATTTCTAAAATTTTATTAGCAATCTCTTCAACGTTATGCATTGCATATAATTGATCTTCATAACTAACTAACTCTTCACGTTTGATAAATCTTTCGCCTAATTCTTTACGATTAAATTTCATTTTCTTCACTTGATTTTCTATTGCTTGCTTGTCGTACATTGCTTATCACTCCTAAATTTAATTGTTTAGCTATATCTTCTGTTACTTTTATCGGTTTAATGTGGTACTTCATAAAGAAACTTTTAACGCCCATTTTGTGCTGTTCTGTGTGGTGTTCTCTACATAAGGTCATAATGTAATTACCTACGTGATTAATCTTGTTTCGATTCCGTCCTGCACCTACTGCATGATAATGTGCAATATCTGCACGTTTACCACACAACACGCAACGACGATTCTTAAGGCATAACATTTGTTTTGGAAATTCATTTGGTAAACTGTCCCACGTCTTAGTTTTAAAGGGTATGTCTTCTTCAAATAAGAAATTTAAGATAACTAAGATCATGTAATTTGCTACCGTAACGGAACAGTCCGACAAACTGAATTCTGGTACTCCGAATGTCTCTCTGACTTGATATTTGAATACTGATTCCCAATAGTCTGGAACATCTCCAGTGTAGGAACATAAGTCATTGATTAAGGCAAATATTTTCTTTCTTTGCTCTGGGCTTATCTTCCTGTTATCTGCTATTTCTAGCTCCACTGTTGGTTGTTTTCCGTTGGCGTATCTATTTACTTTAAACGTGTTTAAATCTTCATCAAGGGCAATTTTAAGCACGTTTCCTTGTATTCCTACAAGTTTTCCAAACATTACTTATTAGCCTCGTTTTCTAATAATCCATTAAGGATCATAATTCCATGTTCAAATTTTTCTTTTTTGCTTTCATCATTAGGAAACATCTTCGCCATTTGTTCGTTTATTTGAGCTTGTAAAGTAGCTTTATCAGTTTTTAAAGCATCTAACGCCTTATCAAATAAACTGTTATATGCTATGACTTCTTGACTTATCTGTTCCTGTTGTACCTGTTGCCTCGGTTGTTGATAGTTTTGCTTGTAATTGTTTTGTTGATAGTTTCCTTTTGCTTGCGTTTTAAAACTTCCGGCATTTCCATCATCATCAATGTCTGAACTAACTCCGAAAGCTGATGCTAGTTGATAACGTTTGGCGTATGTGATAGTAGATCCATAACCTTGCGGAGTTGCTTTTTCTGGACGTAATGCAAGAACTCCAGTGGTAAGGTATTGTCCACTTTCATGAGTTATGATTGTCTCAACTCCCACATTACCGTTATCGTCGTTCTTAACGATTTGAGTATATGCAAGTCCTGTACCTTTAATGCCTGCATCTATTGCATTTTGAACGCCTTCAAGCGTTACATAGTTAGATTTAAAGAATGGATTCTTTGCATCCTTTATCGGTTGCTTTAATTGACTTCTGAAAGCATTCATACCTTTAAATAACTTGTCTAAATTTTCACTTTGCATTATTATTTGTCCTCCTTAGGTTTCTTGATGGATACTGATACATAAGCCGGCTTAGTTACTGGATTAGCTCCGTCTACAACTTCGCCTGTTTCGGTGTCGATTACTTTATCTCCGACAACTGTAAGGCGTTTCTTTAAATCGCCTTTATATAACGTTGACTTAGTCTTAACTAAGTCCGTACCGTTATATCGTTCTATTAACTTTTCTTCATCAATTTCAAAATCTAGCTTTTCCTTGTGGTTTACAAAGTTCCCAAATGGGGACTTCATTTTGAATTTAGGATTTGCCATTTTTTGTTTCTCATAATAAGCAAGTAAGGCATTTTTGAGGTTTTCTGTCTTAAATTCTTCATATCTAATTTGATTTTCATAAAAAGACTTAGTTTGCTTTATTTTGTCTTTTAGATTCTTGATTTTTGCTTGTTCATCAAATATTTGTTCAAAGGTTAATAACGCCTCTTCTGGTGATGAAATTTCGTAAGCCTCTTTTTCAATTTCAAAATCTTTATCTAAATCTAATCTATCTAACATGTTTCTTCCTCCTTGATTCCTAACTCACGTTCTAACCAACCTTGATTTGATAAATATTCCTGTCCTTTACGTTCTAGGTATCTATCATCTGGCAAAGCTGTCGGATCTTTGCCATATAAGTGGTTAATAGCTTGATCTACTTCTTTTTTGTCCATTGCTTGTATCCTCCGTTAGTGGTATACTTTAATTAAATTCAATTCAAAAACTCCTGAGAGTTTTATATTTTTCTTTACGTCTAGTCGGTTGTTACAAACCGACTTTTTTTATATCAATCAAAAAATGTTCCATCTTTGATTGCATCAACTATTCCATGTATGGTATAGCCGGCAAGGATTGACAATGCGATTAACGTAACGTATCCAGCTGTTGTTAATTCAATCATTGCTATCACCTCCTTTACGTTTCTTGTTCCACCTATAAAGATCTACGCTGCATGCAAATGCCATACATGCTAATATTCCGTAAATGCACCACATTGTTATTGCCTCCTAAACGATTCTCATTTGTGAATTCTTTAAACTGATTTCACGTTTTAATGGATATGGTGGATACCAGTTTTCAATAAATTTGATTGCACTATCAAACTCATCTCGCCTTAAATCTTCGTAACGTGAAATTGTAAAGTTATCTTTCAAATCACGTTCCAAAGCTCTAAATACTTTACGTGTCAAACTCTTGTCTTGATAAGCATCACTTTCTTTTCCACCTAGAACTTCAACGGCTTTTCTGTTTCTTGTTACCCATAATTTGTAACGTTGGTCTGAATTGATTTCTTGCTTGTTTTCGATCTCAATAATCTTTTCTTCAACTTTTCCAAGTCGTTTATTGATTCGTGTTGTTACTTCCATAGTTAAAGCAAGTTTTTCTTCTGGAGTTTGTGGCAATCTGTATTGTTCCTTGAACGCCTTTTCTACTTCAATAAAATATTGACGTGCTTGCTTACCCTTTTCTGTTCTTTGGATCATTGAAATTTCTTTCGCCATATCCAAAGTTAAGGCGTGATCTGTGATATTTTGGATTCCTCCAGGGGTGTGACATTTTTGGGCCACCCTTACAAAATCTGTATTTTCTACAAATCCATACTCAGTCATGCGACTAAACCATTTCTTATACTCCGTGCCAATTCCTAGAAACTCATGTAAATCTCTGCCACTTACAACTGAGTTTCCGTTGTCGTCTTTTGTAATTTTGATTAATTCATTGTTCATTGTGTTTCCTCCTAAACTTCAAAATTTTCTTTCAAAAATTTTCTAACTTCTTCACGGTCATATCTGATTGAACCAGTTGACCATATTTGTTTCTTCAAGCCCATTGCAATCCATTTATTTAAACGGTCTTGTCCAATTCCCAAAGCTTGTTTTAATTGTTCTTGTGTTGGATATGGTGGCAAATCGTAAGTATCAGCCATTAGATTCATGCGTGTATCAAACGCCTTGAGTGCTTGACTGACAATTTCGTTTGCCAACTCATTTACTTTAATTTCAACCGGAACTGTAACCTCCATGAGCTACACCTCCTTAACCTAGAATTTCTTTAACGATTTCTTTTTCTTCGTCTGTTTGTGGAGAATATTTTGAACTGACTTCAAATGCTCCATTTTTAAGTTCAATAGCTACTTTTCTCAAGCCCTTGATAAAGTAAACTGTTGGATATTTTTTCCATTGATTTACTTTGCCACTTTCGATAATTTCTTGAGCTTTTGAGCTTGCATTGTTAAGCTGTTCTTTTTCAGCTTTGAGCCTTGCAAGCTCTTTTTTATATTTCCTGATTGTGGCTTGTGAGTAATGAGATTCCCCACGTTTAGCTCTTTCAAGCTCTTCTTCAATACGTGGGATATTGTCAATGGTTAGCATCAAGCCACCTTGTTTGTTTCTGCCATTTCTTCTGTTTTCGTCTGCCCATTCCAAACGTTCTACACGTTCTTCCTGTTCCTTGATTTGTCTGTTAAGGTCTATCGCCTTACTTTCTAAACGTTCAGCCTTATTGAAAAATGATCTTGCTCCACGCTTATCATTCATTGGTTGTCCATTTGTTTGTTTCCAATGTTCAAACACTTTATTTGTTTGTTGGTGGAGTTCATTTTTAAGGCGTTCTAATTTTTGCTTTGCCATTCTAGTACGGTAACTTTCTTCAAATGGATCAACACCTTTCTTTTGTAAAGCGTTGATAAAGCAATTTTGAATTGCCTCTCTTGTCATAACATCTATGCTTTCTGGGAAAGATCCGGACTCAAGAAATTCTTTAATTAGACTTTCATAATCAGTTTGATCAAATGGATTTGTTTCCCAAACATAATCAGCAAAATCTTTTGCAATTACGTTTTGTGCTTGGCTGTTAAAGTTTTCATTCATTAGGTTTATCAATTTTTCTTCAAATTTCATTTTTCATTTCTCCTTTTTATAACATTTAGTTTTCATTCAATCACGTTTTGTTATTTTACCTTCAAAAAAAAGATAATCTATTGTTTTTCCGTATAATTTCGAGAGTTTTATTTTTGTTTTATCACTCCCTACTCTTTCTCCTCTTTCAATCATTGAAAGAGAAGCTTGAGTAATGCCAATCTTATCAGCTACCTCTTTTTGCGTTAGCCCTTTGGCTTCACGCTCTTCTGTTAATCTCATTTCTTTCATCTCCTTTCGATATACACATTATATATCACATTTTGTTATAAGTAAATAGCTTCGATAACATTTTGTGATTTTTATTTTGCATTGCTTTTTAAAATATAACAAAACGTGATATATTATAAGTAAATAATTACTATAAAGGAGTGTTTTTAAATGGATTTAGGAAATAAAATAGCTTTTTTAAGAGAAAGAAAAGGATTGTCACAATCTCAATTAGCTGATAAGCTCCATATTTCTCAAGGGTCATTGGGAATGTATGAAACAAATAAACGGAAACCTAATGTTGAAATGCTAAATACAATAGCTGACTTTTTCGATGTATCTGTTGATTATTTATTAGATAGAGAAAGCAAAACAGTCAAAACAGCAGACATTGAAGATGACAGCGTAATCTTTACATACGAAGGACGCCAAATACCAAAAGAAGATTTAGAATTCATGAGGCGACTAATGAGAGGCACACGTAACGATTTGAAATAGTGGGGGTATATTATTATGAGAGATGATATTATGTCCTATTTAGATAATATTGCCATTGATAATAATATTCGTGTGATCTGGGAACATTTTGATCCATATACTCCGCCAGGTTCTTCTTATGATGATATGTGCGTTGTTATGAATTTAGACTGGCATAATAAAGATGAGTTAGTATTCCAATACGCCCATGAGCTTTCGCATATTATCCGTGGAGATAGAACAGACTTATTTTTCTACAACACGTTACATAGCAACAAATCAGGTATTGAGTATCAGACAAATGTAATCGCTGTTAGGTTGTTAGTACCCTTTTATTGCAATGATACTGATATTAAAGATATAAATGTTTATGATTTTACTGATAGGTACTGCATACCTCGATATTTGGTTGACGTTGCTACTGATGAAATAATTAAGTTTTTTAATGATAGAAATAAAAATAAACACTACATACTATATTAAGGGGAAATTTTAAATGAGAAAATTTATAGTGAAGTCTATGGTGGCTGTAGCTCTATTAACTGGAGTAGAAAAGGATGATAAAAAGTATTCCAGAATGTTAAAAGAAAAATTCCCCACTAACAATGGAGAATTTGTAAAATTTAGTTATATAGTTGTTCCAGAATTTTAAGCACAAAAAAACGCAGGCGTAAGCATTTCAGCTTACCATAGTTGGGCTATCATGCCCCCACCCGCTTGTACGTCTATTATATAATAAAAAAAGTGTTTTTTCAATAAATATATAAAAATATTTTTATTATGTAGTTTAATAATTTAAAAGGTAAATAAATTGATTGAAAGGACGTGATTTGATGGAAATTGATCCAAATTTGATAAAAGAACTTAATGATTTTTTACCTAGTTCTACAAAAGAAAAACTATTTAATCCTTCTGCTGGTGTTATAGGCCAAGGTGTCGCTGGAATGTTACTCTGGGTATTTCAAAAGCCCTTAAAATTTGGAATTGTAAAAAAATATGAATTTGAAAAATTATCTATCAGTCTTGCAGAAAGCATTAATAAAATACCTTCTGAGAATTTAACTAACGAGAAAAGTGGATTATTCTTTAAAACTTTACAAGAATCTATTTATTCAATGGATAGTGATGATTTGAGAACTATGTTTTCAAATTTAGCATCTAATACTCTAGATAAAAATAATATTGATTCCATCTCACCTAGATTTGTTACTATATTAGCCAATTTGTCTCCTAAAGATGCACTCTTTTTAAAAAGATTTAAAAAGGATAATATTTTAAATCCATCTATTTCTTCTGGTGATTTGCTTTTTAAAAGTAATACTAATTATGCTCTAGTGAAGAAAGATTTGGTAATCAGTGAAGATAATAAAATTACTGTCTCCGTTTCGGAAATTTTAGATAATTTAAAGTCTTTAGGAATTTTAACTGTTGAAAAACAAACAATCAGTACTCGTTTAGTACCAGAATTATACGTTTTAGAACATTTAGCAATTTCTGAATATGAAGAAGAAGAAAAAAAGCCAGGCTTGCGTATCACTATTGGTATACCTGATAACTCAAAACTGACTTTTGAAAAATCTGAAATCAGATTAACTGAACTAGGAAAGAGTTTTTTAGAACTTGTCCTTTGATATTTTATTATCAATTACTGCTAAAATTTTTTTCTCTGTTTCAGAAATAACATTTGTTATTAATCCAGCAAATATCTTAAATATAAAAAGCATTACAATTATTGTAACTACAACACTAATTAATGATGAAATTAATATTATTTTAACCATACCATCACCTGCTTTTTGCCTTTATTATACAATAATTCACTAGATTTTGTATAATAAGGATGGAAACTCATCTGATGGAGGTGGCGGAAATATGAATAAAAAATTTGTAACTCATGATGAATTAAAAATTTCACAACTAGAAACTCAAAATAAGTTAATTCAATTAGATAATAAGACTGACACTAAATTTAGTGAACTGAGTAGTAAAATTGATAGCAAATTTAATATATTAGATAACAAAATTGATAATCTTGAAAAAAATATCCCCATAATAATTGAAAATACTCTGTATAAAGAAAGAGAATACCAACAAAACCAACAAAAAGAAAATAGACGATTTTTCTGGGGAACAATTATCATTGGTGGTATTTCTGCTGTAGCTGCAATTATCAGCGCCATAGTTTCTTTTCATTAGTGTTTTAAACCCGTCGAATTCGACGGGTTTTACTAAAATCAAAAAAGAACATACATTCTAAGGAGATGATTATAATGGCTAAAATTAAAAAATACACCAAAAAAGATGGCTCTAAGGCGTACATGTTTAACTTGTATCTTGGAACTGATCCAGTAACTGGCAAGCAACGACGAACAACAAGGCGTGGATTTAGGACAATGGCAGAGGCGAAGACTGCATTATCACGTTTGGAGTTAGAGGTCATGGAAAACGGACTTCCAACAAGTTCAAGAAAAATTATGACTTTCGAAGAAGTATATAAGATATGGCTTGAACAATATAAGCCTACAGTTAAAGAAAGTACGTTGTACACTCAAACTTCGGTAATAAAAACTCATATACTGCCTTATTTTGGATCATTAAGAGTGGATAAGATAGATACTGCATATTGCCAAAAACAAGTTAATCGGATATTCAATACAACTAAGAATTATAATAACGTATTCAACCTTATACGCCGTATTCTAGATTATGCTAAGTCTATGAAACAGATTAGGGTAAATCCTATGGATGACGTTGTTATTCCAAAACGCAAACGTGAAAATGGTTCTGTTGAGAAAGTTCTTAATTTCTACACAAAAGATCAATTACGAACTTTTCTAAAACTTCTAAAAGAGAATGAGTCGTATCAAATGTATGTGATATTCAGAGTACTGGCATTCACTGGCATGCGTAAAGGAGAATTATCAGCATTGAAGTGGTCTGACGTGGATTTCGAAAATGGAACTATCTCAATTAACAAGACAGTTGCAATCGGTAGTAATGGAAAACTCCATATACAGACACCAAAAACTAATAAAAGCATTCGTACCATTTCGATTGATGATACTACCTTGAATATTCTTAGATCTTGGAAAAATGAATTAAAAAAAGAATTGTTTAAGCAAGGTGAAAATATCAATCACGGAGACAGATTGGTATTTATCAGTAAGCATGGGCTTTACATGCTAAGGAACATTAACCCTTTTTTGAAAAAAATTATACAAAAATATAATCTTCCACCTATTAAGCCACATGGATTTAGACACACTCATGCATCGTTATTGTTTGAGAGTGGTGCATCTATTAAAGAAGTTCAAGATAGACTAGGTCATGAAAATATAAAAACAACCATGGATATATATACCCATGTTACACAATCAGCCAGAGAAAAAACGGCAGAAAAATTTGCAAATTATATCGGATTTTGA